ACGGCGGCAAGTCGACGTTCATCGTCGCCGACGAGTCGCACCTGTGGGTGCTGCCTCGGCTCAAGCGGCTGCACCAGGTCACGCTCCGCAACCTGCTCAAGCGCAAGGTCGCGTCGGGCTGGATGCTGGAGACGACCACGATGTACGCACCGGGCGAAGGCTCGGTTGCCGAGGGCACGCACGACTACGCGAAGCAGCTCGCCGAGGGACGCTCTAAGGACTCGTCCTTGCTGTTCGACCACCGGCAGGCGTCCTCGAAATGGGACGTGACCAAGAAGCGCGACCGCCTCGGCGGACTCAAGGAGGTCTACGGGCCTGCCGCTTCGTGGATGGATCTCGCCGCGATCGCGGACTCGTACGACGACCCGCAGACATCGCCGGCCGAGTGGGAGCGGTACTGGTTCAACCGGCCCGTCTCGCTTCAGGGCGGATGGCTGAAGCAGAAGGCGTGGGACGAGTGCTTCGACCCGCGCCCGATACCCGACGGCGCTCGCGTCGTCCTCGCACTCGACGGCTCGTTCTCGGGCGACTCGACGGCACTGGCGGTCGTGGAGCTCGGTGAGTTCCCGCACTTGTGCGTCGCCGGTCTCTGGGAGAAGCCGGCAGGCGACGGGGAATGGCGCGCCCCGATCCTCGACGTGGAGGAGGCGATCCGCACGGCATGCCTTCGCTGGCAGGTCGTGGAGATCACCGCCGACCCGCACCGCTGGGCACGATCGCTCGAGGTGCTCGCATCCGAGGGTCTGCCGGTGACCGAGTTCCCTCAGTCGGCATCGCGCATGACCCCGGCGACGCAGCGGTTCACCGACATGGTCAACCAGCGCCAGCTCAGCCACAACGGCGACCCGGCGCTTGCGCGCCACGTGTCGAACGCGGTCCTGAAGTCGGACGCACGGGGCACGCGGATCTACAAGGAGAACAAGAACAGCGCCAAGAAGATCGACCTTGCGGTCGCATCGGTCATGGCGCTCGAGCGGGCCGTCAACTTCATCGACGCACCCGTCGACCAGATGCCCTTCATCCTCTAACCGAACGGAGCGCCCATGCTCGCGATCTCGCTCCAGGCGGCCGGCGCTGCCGTGGTCGCGCTCGGCGTCGCGCTCGTCTACGTCCCGGCGGGCATCGTGACCGTCGGCGCGTTCGCGATTGCGTTCGGCGTGTCGATCGCTCGGGAGTCCTGATGCTGGAGCGATTCTTCAGGCCCCGCGCCGAGACCCGTGCCATGTCCTACCAGGCACTGTGGGGCTCCGGCGCGGACCTGAGCACGTTGACGTGGTCCGGCTCGCCGGTGAACTACCACTCGGCCCTCGCGCTTTCGACGACGTATGCCTGCGTGCGGCTGCTCACTGACACCATCTCGACCCTGCCGGTCGACACCTTCTTCAGGTCGGACGGGCAGCGCCTTCCGTTCCGGCCCAAGCCCGCATGGGTCGACGAGCCGGACGCGGGGACAACTCGCGAGGAGCACGTGCAACAGGTCGTCATGAGCCTCCTGCTCGACGGCAACTCGTACACCCGCGTGTACCGCAACGCCGTCGGCGACGTCGTGTCCCTCGTCGTGCTGGACCCGACGCGGATGAAGATCCGCCGCGATCGCTTCGGCGACGTCGAGTACGTCTGGGATTCCTCGCGAATCCTCACGCGCCAGGACATCAAGCACATCACGATGCTCAAGCGGCCCGGCTCGCTGAAGGGCATCGGCCCGCTCGACGAGGTCAAGCAGTCGTTCGGCAGCGCCCAGGCGCTCGACGAGTTCGCGGCCCGCTTCTTCTCGGGCGGCTCGACGACCTCGGGGATCATCGAGACCGCTGCCGCGCTCACCCGCGAGCAGGCCCTTGACGTCAAGAGCGCATACGAGGAGACGCACCGGGGCCTGCGCAACTCCCACCGCGTCGCGGTGCTCGGCGGCGGCTCCAAGTTCACGAAGACGGGCGTCGACCCCGAGCAGGCACAGATGCTCGAGTCGCGTCGCTTCGCAGTGGAGGAGATCGCGCGGATCTTCCGCGTGCCGCTCCACATGCTGCAGGTCGCCGCGCCCGGCGTGCAGTCCTATGCCTCGAACGAGCAGAACGCGATCCAGTTCGCGCAGTACACGCTGCGCCCGATCGTCAGCAAGATCGAGACGGCCTACACGCAGCTGCTTCCCGGCGGCGCGTTCGTTCGGATCAACATTGACGGGCTCCTGCGGGGCGATCTCTCGTCCCGCTACAGCGCCTACTCCACCGGCATACAGTCGGGCTTCCTGTCCATCTCCGACATCAGGCGACTGGAAGACCTGCGGCCCGTTGAGGGCGGAGACGTGCTGCGCGTGCCGCTTGCGAACGTGAACCTCGGCGCGGCCGACCTGGTCGAGATGGACACGAAGGTGTCGATGGTGCAGAAGCTCGTCGTCGCCGGATACGACCCGATGGAGGCACTCGCCGCCCTCGGGCTCCCGCCGATCAGGCACACCGGCCTGCCGTCCAGCCAGCTGCAGCAGATCGCCCAGATCGACCCCAATGACCCGGCCGCCGCGTACACCGTCACTTAGGAGCCACGCATGTCGCAGATGTTCGACGTTGTCGTCACGGCCCAAGGCGAGGTACGTGACGCGAATGGTGCCTTGGTCAGCTCGGAGCCAGTTACCGCCACCGTCACGATGACCGCCGAGCAAGTCAGGGAACTCATAGAAGGAGCACGATCATGACCGTTGGACTCGCTGCCGCTGCTGTCAATAGCTTCCTGGACACCACCTTCGCCACCGCGAGCTGCTTCATCAAGCTGCATACTGCCGATCCCGGCGCTGCGGGTGCCACGGCTGCCGCAGCCGGGTCGACCACCCGCGTGCAGGCCACGATGGCCGCGGCCTCTGCCGGATCGAAGGCAATGACGTCAATGGCGTCCACCTGGACCAATGGTGGCACGTCGGAGACGCTCTCTCACATCTCCCTGTGGAGTGCCTCGACTGCCGGGACGTTCAACGGCTCCGCAGCGCTGACGGCATCGCAGGCATGGGCCAGCACCAACACCTTCACCCTGACATCCCTATCGATCGCCATCACGCCGATCGCGGCGTAGCCCGCCATCCACCTTGCCCGCCAAGAGCACCTGACCCGTTGAGACTGCCAGCGACTAGGAGGTAGTCGTGGCCGTATTCACCCTCAACACCTCGCAGCTGGACGGGCCGGACACACTCGCCTATGACGCCCTGCTGGCCTCCACCGCCGCCGTCACGGCGGCCGGCCGCGTTGGTCAGCTGACCGGCGCAGTCCGATCGTCCACTGCCACCCTCACGACGACGGGGCTCGCTGGCCGGGCCACTGGCTCGGCACTGGCCGCGTCCGACACGCTCACCGCTGCCGGAGTTGTCGGCCGGATGGCTGGCAGTTCACAGACCGCTACTGCCACCGTCACGGCGGCCGGTCTTGTCGGCCTCCTGGCGGGGGCGGATCGTTCTGGGACCGTCACCCTCACGGCGACGGGGCTCGCTGGCCGGGCCACTGGCTCGGCACTGGCCGCGTCCGACACGCTCACCGCTGCCGGAGTTGTCGGCGCTTCCGCATCCACTGCCATCACCACGCAGGCCATCGTCACCACTGCTGGCCTATCGGGGCGGGCGACGGGTGCGTCCATCGCGGGCAGTGGCGCGTTCATCGCGGCAGGAACTGTCGGCAGCATGTCGACCGCAGCCGTTGCCGCGGTAGCTGCGCTCGGTGCCGTGGGCGTCGTTGGGGCGGACTCGGGAACGCTTTGCTCGAGCGCTGCCGCACTATCTGCGTCAGGCCGGGTCGCCCAGGCAACGGGCTCGGCCATCGACGGCAACGCGACGATCGCCGCCGCAGGGATCGTTGGTACCTTGGCAGGTGCCTCCCTCGGAGGCTCCGCACTCGTCTCAGCTGACGGATTCGCTACCAGCGGGCTGGTCGGCAGCGTCGATCTCGGCGCGGCCTGCGCGCTTTCAGCGGCAGGGACCGTGTCGTCCGGCACGAGCGCCACGGTGGCAGCTGCGGCCGCCGTCACGACTTCTGGACTTGTCTGGATCTTCTCCGGTGCCACGCTGGCTGCCGCCTCATCGGTGGCCTCCACGGGCGTCACAGGTGCTGCCACCGAGGCCATCGCCAGCACCAGCACCACGTTGACCGCGCAAGCCCGCGTAGGCACGCAGTCCGGAGCCTCGCTGAGCGCATCGACCGCCCTGGGCGCGACGGGCATCGTCTCCGGCAACCTGCCGACGGCCGACGCGATCGTCACGGCCGTCATCGGGCCTCGCTCCTTTGAGGGGAGCGTCGGTGAGCAGCTGCGTCACGGGAGCATCGGAAGGCGCCGTCGCAGTGCAGTGCGGGGCGAGCGATTGAACGCCGGATCTGTAGGAACACGACGATGGGAGGGCACTAGATGAGCACGCTGATCGTGCCCCGCGAGACAGTCGAGTACATCCCGGTGATCGTCACCGTGAATGGAGCGGTGACGACGACCGGAATCGAGTTCACCGTCACCCCCGATGGAACCCGCCCGTCCGCATGGACCGCTGCGGTCGTGCTCTCGGGCGCCACTTTTGTCCTTCTCTCCGGTCTCACGCCTGGGCAGTGGAACGTCTGGGCGCGCGTCAGCGTGAGCCCCGAGGTCGCTGTCATCGAGTGCGGCCCCATCGTCGTCACCTGAACCATCCCCATAAGGAGCATCCGCATGACCACCGAGATCAGGACCATCGCGGTCGACGGCATCGAGCTGCGCGACCACGCGGAGAACGGCCCCGGCATGTCCTTCCGAGGCTATGCGGCCGTCTTCAACAGCGACTCGGAGCCGCTGCCGTTCATCGAGCAGGTCGCGCCCGGCGCGTTCCGACGCTCGCTCAACGCCCGCAATAACGTGCGGATGCTCCTCAATCACGACACCTCGAAGGTGCTGGGCGCGACGCGCTCCAAGACACTGCGCCTGTCAGAGGACTCCACCGGCCTGCTCGTCGACGCCGACCTCCCGCCTACCTCGTACGGCCGCGACCTGTCCATCTCCATGCAGCGCGGCGACATCGAGTCCATGTCCTTCGGCTTCAGCGTCCCCGCGAAGGGCGACACGTGGAGCGAGGACGGGCAGCGACGGACCCTGAACGAGGTGCGGCTGCACGAGGTATCCGTCGTCACGTTCCCCGCGTACCCGGCCTCCACGGCCGCCGTGCGCTCGTTCGACGCGCTCGCAGTCCGGTGCAGCGAGGACGCCGCGATGCTCGAGATCGCGGTCGAGGCGCTGCTAGCAGCCGACCAGCTGCCGGCCGACGCCGCCTCGCTGCTCATGAGCGTCATCGCGAAGATGACGGCCGAGGAGCCGGTCATGGCCGAGCTGTCGATCGAGTCGATCCCGCTGGCGCTGCTGCAGAAGCAGCTCGAGCTGCTCGCCAAGGCCTGACCCCAACAAGTTTCCACCCGTGCCGGAGCCGGCTCGGGTATCTCGACGCGGAGCCGCGCGGGCTGCACGACAACCCCCCCTAGTTCCACCTACCCCGAAGGGAGTCGCAATGAGCGACTACATGAACCGGCAGGTCGAGGAGCGCGCCCGCGCATTCGAGTCCGCCAAGGCACTGCTCGACAACGCCGCAAGCGAGAAGCGCGACCTCAACGCCGAGGAGAGCGCCCAGTTCGCCGCCATCAACGCCGACATCGACGCGCGCGGCCTGGTCATCAGCCAGATGCTCAGCGATGAGAAGCGCGACGCGGACATCCGCAGCGCGGTCGCCGGCCACGTCGAGGCACGTCCCGAGGAGCGCGCTGCCGAGGTCCGCAGCGATGCCGACCTCATCCGCTCGCTCGCGCGCGGCGAGACCCGCTCGCTCAACTTCGAGCGCCGCGATGTCAGCCGCGTTTCCACTGGCAGCCCGGTGGCTACGTCGTTCTACGACACCATCATCGAGGTCGCCCGCTACACCGGCCCCATGCTCGAGACCTCGATGGTCATCAACACGACAGGCGGAGAAAACCTCCAAATACCAAGAACAAATGCTTTTAGCACCGCCACGGTCATCGGCGAGGGCTCGGCCATCTCCGAGTCCGACCCGACGTTCCAGGCGTTCCTCACCCTCAACGCCTACAAGTACTCCTTCCTCGTGCAGGTGTCACTTGAGATGATCGAGGATGCAGGGGTCGACCTGCTCGGCTACATGGGAACGAACGTGGGCCAAGCACTCGGGCTGGCATCGAATGCCGGCCTCACGACCGGAACCGGGGTGACGATGCCGACCGGAATCGTCACCTCGGCAGGCTCGGGCATCACCGGCGGCACCGGCGTATCGGGAGCGTTCACCACGGCGAACGTCATCGACCTCGTCTACTCAACCGACAACGCAGTCCGTCGCCTGCCCGGCTTCGGCATCATGGGCAGCGCGTCGGCAATGGCCGCAGCGCGCAAGCTGACCGACCCGGCCGGCTACTACGTGTGGCAGCCGTCGCTCCAGGCGGGCCAGCCTGACCGGCTGCTCGGCTACCCGGTCTTCGAGAATCCCTCGATGGCCGCCGTCGGCACCGCAGCGAAGTGCCTCATCGCTGGCGACCTGAAGTCGTACATCGTCCGTCAGGCCGGCGGCATCCGCCTCGACCGCTCGGACGACTTCGCCTTCGCTGATGGCCTCGTCACTTTCCGCGCGATCTTCCGCGTCGATGGCGGCCTGCCGCAGACGTCGCACGTCAAGTACTTCGCCGGCGGCGCTTCCTAGCCCTCGTCGAATCAATTGTCTGGGGGCGCGGCGCTCGCGCAGGGTCGCCGCGCCCCCAGGCTCCACCCTGCGCACAGGAAGACCGGAGAAATGGGCAATGCACATAAGCGTTCAGGGAGTCCCGCTCGGAGTGAGCGGGCCATTCGGCCAGCTCCTGCTGCAGCACGGGTTCCATCCGCATCACGGGCCATCCTTTGGGCCTCGAACAGCCCGACCGCCGAAAGCGGCTACGGCCAGCAGACAGCGCAAGCGGTCAGGCGGCTCAAGGCCGACGGCCACGCAGTCGCCATTGCCTCCAACTACGGCCTAGAGGGCACCACGTCGTCGTGGGAGGGGATGCCGCATCTTCCGCGCGGCTTCGACCTGCACTCCAATGACGTCATCCCCGCCTACCTCCAATGGTGGGCGCACCAGAACCAGGCACTTGACCCGCTCCTCGTGACGCTCTACGACACGTGGATCTTCAAGGGATCGAACTGGGACACCGCGCCGCAGATCGCGTCATGGGTTCCGGTCGATCACTTCCCGGCCCCACCCGAGGTCGTGCAGTGGTGCAAGCGCCCGAACGTCACCCCGATCGCGATGTCGCGCTTCGGCGAGCAGATGCTCATCGACGCCGGCATCGAGGACGTGCTCTACGTCCCGCACGCGATCGACACCAAGGTCTTCAAGCCGACCCAGTCATTCGACGCGACGGACGGCGAGATGACGGGTCGCGAGTTCATGGGCGTGCCCGAGGACGCATTCGTCGTCGGCATGGTCAGCGCGAACAAGGGCCAGGTGCCGAACCGCAAGGCATTCCCCGAGGCATTCCTCGCCTTCGGGATGTTCGCCAAGCAGCACCCCGACGCGGTCCTGTACTGCCACACCGAGGCGCATGGCGCGATGGGCGGCATCGACCTCGTCGCGCTCGCCGCATCGTGCGGGATCAGCAAGAAACAGATCGTGTTCCCCGACCCGTTCGTCTGGCGGATGGGCATCCCCGCGAACGTCCTCGCCGCCTGCTACAGCGGCATGGACGTGCTCCTCCAGCCGAGCATGGGCGAGGGCTTCGGCATCCCGCTGGTCGAGGCGCAGGCGTGCGGTACTCCGGCGATCGTGTCGAATGCGACCGCGCAGCCCGAGCTGCTCGGCGACGGGTGGCTCGTCGAGGGCCAGCCGTTCTGGGACCACGCGCAGAAATCATGGCTCATGACCCCGCGGCTGGACTCAATCGTCGGCGCGCTCGTCAATGCCTACGAGCGGCCACGTGAGCGCTCCCAGAAGGCGATCGACTTCGCGGCAGGCTACGACGCCGACCTCGTCTTCGACGCCTACTGGCGGCCCGCGCTCAAGGCGCTCGCATGATCCCCGCACTCATCGTGCCGATCCTCACCGGCCCGCAGCTCCTCTACCGGATGCTTGACTCCATCGACACGCCCATCGCGCACCTCGTCATCATCGACAACGGTCGCGCCCTCAACACGTCGACGGGCTGGCCAGTCGAGCACGTCCAGCGGACCTCGGTGATCAACATACCGGCGAACCTCGGCGTCGCTGGGTCATGGAACCTCGGCATAAAGGCGACCCCGTTCGCAGCCTGGTGGCTCATCGTCAATCACGACGTGACATTCCAGCCGGGCGCGCTCGGACAGTTCAGGCAGATGGCCGCACCTGACACGCTAGTGCTCAACGGCGGCCCGCAGCCATGGTGCGCCTTCGCCATCGGCGAGGACGTCGTCAGCACGGTCGGCCTGTTCGACGAGGGCTTGCATCCCGCCTACTTCGAGGACAACGACTACGAGCGGCGCTGCACCGACGTGCCGCTCGTGCGGCTCCCGGCGGGCCTCGTCCACCACGACAACTCGTCGACACTCGCCAGCGGCTACGGGGCTCAGAACAACGTCAGCTTCGGCAGCAACGCCGCCTACTTCGGGGCGAAGGTCGCCGCCGGGGACTTCACGGCAGGCGCCTGGTCGCTGGCGAGGCGGAGGGCGAACTCGTGGGACTGACCGACTTCGCGGACATCCACAAGGGCGAGACCGTCTGGGCGCTCGGCTCCGGTGCGTCATTGCAGAGCATCTCCCCGCGGCTCCTCGCACGCCAGACGGTCGTGGCGACGAACTTCGCAGGCACCACCGCCGGCCTCGAGTGGTTCTACTCGGTCGCGCATCATCACTCGGACGCCGACCGCATCGCGGTGCTGCGGCCCGACCTGCTGGTATTCACGCCGACGGTCGAGCAGCTGCCCCCGGAGGATCAGAGCCCTGCCCGCGCCAGCGAGCCGAACGTCGTCTTCGTCCCGACCACCGACCAGCACTACGAACGCTTCGACCCGCAGGCCCACTGGCCCACCGACGACGACCGGCTCGTCGTCGGCCCCACCTCCCTGCACATGGCGATGCACCTCGCGGTTTACATGGGCGCGGCGGACATCATCCTCGTGGGCGCGGACTGCGGAGCCTTCGACAACGTCTCGCGCATCGCCGACTACCCAGACCCCGACGGCCATCTGCACTACGGACTGTGGACACGCAGCCTCGAGGCGATGGCCGGCAGGATCCGCAGCCTCGGTGTCGGCGTCCATTCGCTGAATCCGTGGGTCACGCCACGGCTTGAGGGTCACCGCTATGAGACCGAGGGCCTGACGATCAATGGATGACCGCGCACTCGTCCAGGCGCTGGACATGACCATCGACCGCCTCACCCGCCAGCACGCCGACGATGCCGCGATCCGGCAGGCCATGCGCGAACTGCTCACTGATTGGAGCCCGAATGCCGCT